TGGACAGGGCCGCTCTCGCAGAACAGCACCTCGCTGTCGTAATCAAACCCGACCTCGTGCTCGTACAAATAGCCGTCGACTGACACTAGGATGGGCTTGTCAAACGCGCCTCGGCCGGTGCCGCACGTGCGTGGCAGTAGCCCAATATTCCAATGGCCCTCGCGGTAGTTGTAGATGACGTAGCTATCAACCTCGTTAGAGTTGACGCTGGCGTAGAACCACCACACCTCGCCGAACTCGCCCTTGTGGACCGCGTACGTTTTGCTCGACTGGCTGTTGTTCATGTTGCGGTAGACGTAGTCACCCACATCTGAGGGCAGCGGCTTGATAGACCCGTCGTACATCCAGAAACCCGTGCGGCTCATCCAAAACGCGGTCACGTCGGACACAATGGCCACCGACTGCGCGGATATTAGCCCGCAGCCTGAGCCGATCTTCTCAAAGCTGTAGACAAACGGCTGGCCAATGTATGTGGCCGCGTGGCAGTCCACGTCGGTCCATAGCAAGTGCAGCCCGCGCACGCGCTTGCCGGCCATCAGCGTGCCGGGGGTTGTCAGCTCAAAGTCACCGGCTTGGTTTAGCGTGCTGGGCGTCCAGACGGTGTTGTCCTCTTGGTCGCACCACTGCACCTTGCGGGGGTTGCCGCCGGCGCCCAGCGCAAACACAAACCGCTCTGCAGTAGACAGGATGGCGTTGCACCCCGTGGGCGCGTTCGCAATTGGCGCGGCAACTGTCGGGGTGGCGAAGTCAAGCTGCCACTCGTACAGCTTGCCGTCGGCGTTGCTGCAGGCGACCAAGTACTCGCCCCACGTGTCCATCGTCCACATGGTTGCCGGCGTGACTGTAGCTAAACTTTGGCGCTCGACGCCGTACGCCTGCACCCCGTACGGGCCGGTACCAAAGCCGGTGAAGACTGCGGCGTCTACAATCCCGGACACAAGCCCGGCTGGGCTAATGTCCGCCAGCGCCCCGTCGACGCGCATGGCGTACAGCCCGCTGTGGGTGCCAACAGCAATCCACGGGTCTGCACTGTTATCTTTCCACGTCAGCAGCGCGCGCGCGGCTCCGGTGACCGCGTTGTCAGAGCGCTTGCGCCAGCCCCCAATGGGGCGCATGGTGTTCTCGTAGAAGCGCACAAGGTTTGCGTCGTACCAGCGGCCAGCGCTTTGAAGCTCTGTGCCGTTGCGATAGATGCCGGCCGGAATTTTTAATGGTATGAATGACATGGTTGCCTCAAGGTGGGGTTGGCAGCACTGCCGGCAGTGGAGATATGAAGTTAACGCTCATTACAGAGGACGGCACGGCGGGCACTGGGGATGCCGCCGCTGCGGCGTCAAGCCACAAGTCTGTCGACGTGACCGCCGCCACTATCTCAATGTACTGCCCAGCCTGCAGGTCTATATTAAAGCTCCAGCTCGTTGTGTTGCGATGATCGTTGGTGCTGTCTGTAAACACCCTCGTGGAGTAGTTGATGTCGGTGCCATCCCTGCGTATCCAGATGGTCATCTCCTTGGCGTTGCTGCTGGAGCTTAGGACTTGGCCGCTGTACTGGAAGTTGTAGATTCCACCCACCAGCGCCTCAATCCGAGACGTGCTGCCGGACTGCAGCTGCACGGCGTTTGACAAATACGTGGCGTTGAACACCACGGGGTAGGCCGTGTTAATAACGGCAAAGGTTTGGTCCGCAGTGTTAAAGAACAGCCCGTTTGGGCAGTCAATGTACTGGCCGCCATTGGGTCCAAACAGGGCCTGCAGCGCACCCGTCAGGCGCAGCATGAACGTGCGCAGCAAGCCGTTGCCGGACCGCATTGTCTTGTCGCTGTAGACAAGCGGCGGCTCCGGCATGGTGGGTACCGCCGGGGCTGCTAGTGTCTGTTGTCTGGAGGATGGCATGCCCTATTTTCTCACGCGACAAGGCCGTTTAGGTAAACGGTTTTGCCGCCCCGTTTGGTCGCAGTCAGCACCTGCTGCTTGTTGTCTGCTGGGTCATAGCTAACGTGAATCCAGCCGCTGTCCGGGGTGCCGTCGTAGTACTCTAAGATCAGCTGTCGAAAGGCAAGGCCAGAACCCTCGATCCACCGGGCAAGCTCTAGATTGTCTACTGGGGGCACCTCGATATCTGCGGCACAACCACGTGTGTGGTCAGATGTGGTACTGCCTCCGATAGCAGCGTTCAGCTCAGGCACGCGAAGCCCGGAGCTGACGCGCACCGACTTCCCGAAGTGGTCCCGAATCGGCTGCAGCACGCACTCGCACAGAGCCACCAAGTTGGCCAGCTGCTCGTCGTTCGGTTGGTTCTCGATTCCCCGGCGAGTCGCGGTTTGACTGCGCGTCAATTCCGACAAGCTGAAATTTTGGGTGAGCTTCATTTTGCGGCCTTTCCTTTAATCTTTTCCACAGTGCGCAGCCCGCCAAGGCCGAGCATCCCGAGCAGGATGGGCATCAGCGAGGCCATATCAAACTCAGGCAGCGCGGGTATCGCAACCCCGGCAACCGCCACCCCAAACAGCAGCACCGGCTGCAGAATGAAATGATAGAACAGGGCCATGGCACAGACCCAGCCGACAGCTGGCCTCCACCCTCCTTTGAACAGCGACGCGGACGCAGCTTCCGCCTTGTTAACTTCGATCTGCGCCATCACTGACTCGTGCGCTTGCCTCTCCGCCATGGTGGCGATCTCGTGCGCGAGCGCGTTCTTCTGGTCCTTATCCTCTACGAATTTGTCGAGCAACCCGGCAACGGGGCCGATAAGAGCTTGCAGCATTACTTGTCCTTTCGTGCCTGGTACGCAGCCGCTCCAAAAAAGCTGGCCAAAATTAAAGAGGTTGCTGGAAAGTAGATGGTGGCCATGCTGCCCAGGATATCAGCGGCCTTGTCTAGGGTCAGCACGCTCGCCAGGATGACAAAGAACGGATAGCCCAGCATACCCGCCAGGACCCACCACACCATCTTGCGCTGCTGGTCGCGCTGCGCGTCGGCGTCCTCGATCTCCAAGCGCTTGCGCCGCAGCTCCAGCTCAAACTCGTCAGGCGTGAGCACGCCGTCGCCGTTAACGTCTGCGTTTTTAAAGTCTTCGGTCATTACTTTTGATCCCCGCTTTTGATGTAGCAAGCAGCCCGCACCCTGCGGCCGCCGGGGCTGGGCTGGCTGTTAATCATGTCCACCAGCTGCACGCACATTGTTGGCGACGGCACTGGCATTGTGTCAATCAGCACGCTGTTGCCGCCTACGATCGTAAAAAAATAAACAACGTAGGACACGTTAAAAGTTAAAGAAGATCAAAAAAATTGAGAACGCCACAACGATAGACCAGCCGATAACGCGCATAGATATGTGGCACTGGTCGAGACCCTCTTCGTAACCATCTTGCCAAGCCTGCAGCGCAAGCGGATTGTTCTTGTACTTGTCGAGCCTATCCATTGCCGCCTTTCGTTACAACCAGCCAGACCACCCCAGCGACGGCCACCAAGCCAGTCACTACGGCCGCCACAATAATGAAGCCGTTGATCCACGCCCAAATTTTCTGCTTGCGCTTGTGCGCCGCCAGAGCAATAGCCTTGGCCTCTGCGTCGCGCTGGCGTTTTGCGTCGGCTTGAAATTGCAGCCAGCTGTCCCACGCGCCGGGCTTACCGAGGTAGACCATGTGTTGCTTTAGCTGCTCCTCAGCCTCGGCGATCTGTTGCAGGGCCATCCATTCCTGCAGGTCCGACTTGTTGCCGCCCTTCTCGTTGACCTTCTTTTGCAGGGCTGCCTTGCTATCAAAAAAGCTGGCCAAGTGCTGGGCCGCCCCCATGATATCGCCCGAGTGCTGCAACACTTCCTTGACACCTGCCAGCGCGGCTTGGGCAATAGCCAGCTCTGCTAACACCGTTAGCCCATTTTCGAGAGGACAGTCAACAGCAAGACCAGAATTGTGCCAGTGGCTGCAAGCAGGATCGTCTCCAAGCGCTTGACGCGCCCAAACAGGTCCTTGAATTGGATGCGGACTTCTGTTTTTATCGCAATCACCTCTTTTTCCAAGGCGTCAATCCGGCTGTGCGCAGCCTCTACGTTGCGTTCCATCTGGGGTCCTACTCTGGTGTTTCAACAGCGTCCCATGTCTGGGCGTCTTCATTCCATGAATATATCTCGCCGTCATTCGGATGAGCAACAGGGCAATCCCACAAGCAAGTGTCGTCGTTCAACGTCCAGCTTGGATACGGTTGGGGCGGTATAAACGCATCGCGGTCTTCGTCGTAAGCGTAGCCAACACCAGCGTAGTTCTTGCGTAGGGGCGTATTGCCATTGGCGTGTACGCCGCCGTGCGTGTTGTATGAGGTCTGCACCCAGCCGTGACCAAAGATGCCGCTGTCAATGACATCTTGTTCGGCAACAATAACCTGCGTGACTATTCCGTTTTCTACTTTTGCAAAATGTGACATTTCTACTCCTTATGCTGTGTATGAGCCTGAACTTGTGTAAGTCAGAATTGTATTAGACCCGCTGGTCGTAACTGTTGGTGAACCTGTGGTTGTACCTGAGTATTTCGCAGTCGGGATAGACAAGATGACTACGCCAGAGCCGCCTGAGCCAGAAGACACACCATCATTAACGTCGCTCAGGTTGTTATAGCCACCGCCACCGCTACCTGTGTTTACTGCACCGCTAACTGCCGCCGCACTTCCAGCGCCACCACCAGCCGCGACTTGGTTTGAACCACCGCGCCCGCCTCCACCTGAGCCGCCAGCGCCATGCGTACTTGTTGCGTCGTAATACCCCGCCGGTCCACCACCGCCACCTGCATATATTACAGATGAGCCGGTGATTGATGATGCTGTACCAGCACCACCAGCACCACCAGAATACCCACCAAGACCACCATTTGCTACGCCAACAGCACCAGAGCCTCCGCCACCGCCGCCGCCTACCAAGAGCGTACAAGTTGCACCAGCAAAACCTTGATTCGCAGTACCAGCGCCGCCGTTAGGAGTGAATCGAGCATCACCACCGCCACCGCCTGAGCCGCCGACTTTCCCGCTAGACCCTCCACCTGCGCCACCGCCGCCACCGGCTGAGGTGACTGTTCCGAACACAGAGTTAGAACCTGAGTTGCCTGAAATTCCAACATTACCCGGATTCTGGATTACACCCGCGCCACCAGCACCGACAGTAACTGTGTAGAGCGTTCCACCTTCAACAATTAGTGCGGCCTCTGCCGCCGAGCCGCCGCCAGAAGTTCCTGCGGATGTTCTAAATCCACCGGCACCGCCACCGCCTGACGCTCTAGTTCCACCGCCACCAGCACCAGCGATTACTAAATAATCAATGCCATAAGCAGGAACTAAAGACCCGCTAGATGTAAACGTGTGGATTGTGTTGCCACCAGAAGATGTGACTGTGCCGCCGCCAAACTGCTGTGAGCCGGGGTAAGAGATTATGACTACGCCAGAGCCACCAGCGCCAGCGTTATCTGCATTTCCATATGCACCACCACCGCCACCGCCAGTATTTGCTGTGCCAGAGGTTTGCACATTGCCGCCGCCGCCTGTTCCACCTGTTCCGCCTGTTCCAGTAAAAGCACCGCCGCCGCCGCCGCCAGCATAAATTACGGATGAGCCAGAGATGCTTGACGCTGTTCCAGCGCCGCCATTGCCGCCACTTGTCGCTCCCGCCGCGCCTACTGCACCAGCACCGCCACCGCCGCCGCCTGTATAGTTTCCACTTGCAGGGCCACCATCACCGCCAGCAAACCCTTGACCATCAGTTCCCGCCGCGCCAGTAAATGCGTAGCGGCCACCGCCGCCACTACCGCCGACTGCAGGAGTTGGGTATCCCCCACCGCCGCCGCCAACAGATGTAGCAGTAGAAAAAGTAGAGTCTGAACCGTTGCTTCCAGTCGCAGATGCGTTTGGTGTCCCACCAGCACCAACGGTAACGGTATAAATTGAATTTAAATCAAGCAATAGGCCAGAACTTGACAACAAACCCCCAGCGCCGCCGCCTCCACCGTCTTGATTTCCACCTGCCCCACCACCAGCAACAACCAAGTAGTCGGCAGTTACAGATGACAAAGGGCTAAGTGCGCCAGATGATGTGAACGTGTGGATGAACTTGCCACCGGCTTGGGTAATAACGCCACCACCGAATAATTGTGTTTCGCTTGTGTAGGAGATGATGACGATGCCTGAGCCACCTGAAGCTCCACTAAACGATGAGTACCCACCGCCACCACCGCCACCAAGGTTTGCAGTCCCAGATGTAGCCGCCGCAGTCTTTGCGCCATTGCCACCGCCACCAGAACCACCAGTTCCCGGAGTGCCGCCACCACCCCCCGCGCCCCCAGCATAAGTTACCGATGTGCCAGAAATAGAAGATGCCGTACCTGCGCCGCCAGAACCCGCAGTAGCCCCCGAAGAATTGCCGCCTACAGCACCAGCACCGCCTCCGCCACCAGCACCTTCATAAGAGCCGGGCACATGCTGACCTGAGCCGCCATTGTTTCCTTGACTTGGGCTTGTGCTTGGGGTGTTTCCTGCGCCGCCAGCATAGGTCGTAGAATTTCCTTGTGTTCCGCCACCACCGCCAGAACCCCCGGTTGAGCCAGCCAAGGCGGCAGAGCCACCGCCACCACCGCCAGTGGATGTGACGGCATTAAAGACAGAATCAGACCCGTTGGAGCCATTTGCGGTTGTTGCAGTTGCACCTGCGCCCCCAGCGCCAACAGTGACTGAGTAAGACAGTGTTGGGTTTAAAGATGCTGTACCAGTCCGATACCCGCCTGCACCGCCACCACCGCCTGAATTAGACCCAAGACCGCCACCACCACCACTAGCAACAACTAGATATTCAACTTCAACAGCAGCAGCGCCCGTAGTCCAGCCAAAGGCGGCTAGACAGGCTGCTCCGATTTTGGATAAACGTGGCATTAGTTATCCTTATGCGAATTGAGTTTGTGAGGCCAGCACGACGTATGTGGCTGCGCCTGTCTTCTGAATTACATAAGTGTAGCAATCAACCGAGCTTGCGTTTCCGCTGGTCGGCGCAGACCCGCCTTGCCACTTAGGAGTCACAGAAGAGCCGTCAATGGTCACGGCAGAGTTGTAGTATGCGGTTGAACCTTGGGTCACTAAAAACGTGACAGAGAGGGACCGGCCTGTTGCTAGATAGGCGTCTAATGATGTGTCGCTTGAGCCGCGAAAATTTACAGTCCAGTTACCCGTAGCGTCGGCAGTGTAAAACAGAACCGACTGGGTTGCCGCGTCGTAGTCAATAACGCCTGTCGCCACGGTCGCAGAGATAGTGTCAACCTCTGAAATGCTGGAAAATGTTTGCTTTTCTGTAAACGTCTGAGCAACGTCTGTCTTGACCGTGTCAGCGTCGTATGCCTGTACCGATACGCCAATGTCGGCGTCTACAACAATCGTTGCGTCAAACGCCTGCACGTCAGTGCCAATGGCCAGACCTAGATTGGTACGCGCCGTGGCTGCATCAGCTGCGCCGGTGCCGCCGCTGGCCACCTCGAGGGCGTCAGACGGGAATAGCGCGCTAATCAAATCTAGGTTTGTATTTATCTTGGTCCCCCACGTGTCGGATGAGGCACCCACTTCGGGTTTGGTAAGACTCAGGTTTGTAGTTGTCGTATCGGCCATTTATTCCTCACTAAGCAATTGGTTGCCAGTCGTCTGACGTGTCTGGTATCTGCGTCCAGACTTCCGCTGTGTCATCATAATTTTCCCACTTTAAGCGCGCCGTGGTTGACCCAGACGACTGCGCAGTTGCAGAAAATCTTCCTATCGCGTACCGGACCCCGGCGGCGTTAAAAATAGATGACGAATTTATTAACAAATCGGTGTTGGTAATGACGTTCGTGCTCATCACCACGGCTGACGCGTCAAGGCCTTCAAACGATATAAACGCCGTGCGCTGCGCATTAAGTAGCAGCGACGACACCGACGTGATGTTGGCCGAGCCAAATGTAAAGCGGTACGCGTCGACCGTCGCCGAAGACTCGGGCAAGACGGCAAACTCCCCGACGCTTACGCCGTAGGAATAATTGCCGCCGCCGTATGGTCCGCCGCCATATGCTGCCATCTTAGGTCAGCGTAATGGTCAAGCTGGAGGCTGGGATGCGCAGCACATCACCGTCGTTAATTGTTCGGCTAGTGGTCAACGACGCCCAAGCCAGCATGGTGCCGCCAGACTCCGCATCAAAAATAGCCGCCCAGCCAATCGTGCCCCAGTCGCCACCGGTGGCCGCAGGGAACTCAATGGCCGCAGCGTTTGTGGCCGTGGTCGCAGTCCCGGCCACCGTAATGGTTCCGGTAACCTTGCGCACGTAGGCGTTGCCGCTTACCTCGGTTCCGCCGCCAGCATCGCTAGGCGCGCTTGTGAAGAGGCCGACGTACCATGCGGTGGGGCGGGTTGCGGAGTTTGTTGTAAACAGCCAGTTAAGAACTAGGTTCTCGGTGTAGTCGCTAAAACTTGACATCTATCGTGCTCCAAAAGGTGTTGCGCGAGCCTTCAATGCGCCGCCCGACGTTGCGCTTCTATCGTCCGACGTCTGCATGCCCTGCACGGCCGACGCATAGAGCGTGGACCATACGTTCAGGCGCTCGTCGTCTTTAAGGTATGGTGCCGCCTGCAGCAGCGCCCCGTACAAATACGCGTCAGGCGAGCTGGTCAGTAGCCAGCTCGTTGTGTTTGATCCAGACAACCGTGGCAGCTTGGCGTAGTACGCCAGCTCGCCCGTGTAGTTGCCGTCGGGTATTGGGTAAACCCGGATCTGATTGCCGACAATGCCAAAATACAGCGGCCGCCCGGGCGCCGTGCTTGATGAGTCAAGCGCGTCCAGCTCGTCGATGGTCGCAAACGCAAGCGGCTGCACCGGGCTGGTACTTGTCAGCTTGAAGGTTTTAACCTCCAAGAAGGGGGACGGCAGCGCGCTGTACTGTGTGTCAATCGTCGCGTTGGCGCGGGCCAGCATCTGGCGCACGCGCAAGACGCGCTCGAGACCGACCTCCGCAAGGGAGATGAACGTCGGAATGACCGCGTCCAAGTCGCTGCGGTTTAGCCAGTCACCGATCTCTGACTTTAGCTCGCTGTAATTTGTAGCCATCTTGCGCCAATCATACTGTCCCCGGACGCGTGCGGAACACGCGATTGTCAGGATCGTTTAACCATTTTTTCATTGCAGCCGGGTCGTTAATGATGCCCTTGCGCTGCAGCTCGTAGTAGATCGACATGGGAATGGACGCGACCCTGTGCATGTCGCCGGCCCAGCCGGCCCGCTCGTCGATCTGGTTGAATGTTCGTTTGTTGTCTTCGGTAACGTCGGTCAAGTCCTGCTTGGTCTCGATGGTGACCGAGCCGTCGTCGTGCTCGTGCCAAAGCTGCGTAATGCCAGCCTCTGCGTTCTTAGAAAGAATACGTGAATCCATGTAGAAAAGGGGCTGGGTTATTAGCCCAGCCCCACGCTCAATTAAGAGGTTGTCAAGTCAGCGGCAATGCCGTGGGCTTTTTCGGTGTGGATGCGAACACCCCACTCACACAACATTAAGCGCTTCTCTGCGTCGCCTGTGCGGGCAAGATCAATCGTCTGCATTGGGCGAAGATAGTCGATGCTTGCGTACTCTGGGTCAACCACAAACGCGTCACGTTCACGTTGGAAACGTGAGGGCACGATTGAGACGTTACCAAAGTCTGACACGTAGATGTCAGCTGCAGCCACAATGGTGCTGGCCTTGGCGCCTTCAGCGTTGTAACGCTGTGCGGCGATGCCGGTGAACGCAGATGCCTTCTGCTTGTTGACAGGGCCAACTAGCAAAATCTTAGGCATACCGCCTTCGGTCCAGACCTGCTGAATCACGTCCTTCAAGATCACCTCGGTAAAGTCACGCTGGGTGCCGTCAGTGCGAGTGTCGTCAGGGATCGTGGTGTAAACAGGATCAACGCCGTCACCAGCCTTGTTGGTGTTGGTCTTCAAGAACGCAGACAGTGAGCCGGTCGTGCGGGCTGTGGTGCTGTTACCAGCGACAGCTGCTTGGCCGTTCAACGCGATGAACTCTATGTCGCGCTTCAATTCCGCGCCACGGCGCGCAATCTGAT